GTTTAATCTCTTCTGGAAATCTGCAAAAATCCCATTCTATTACTGCATTAAGTTTTACCAAGATTCCAGGGATAACTAAATCAGCCATTCCTTTCTCACAACCACAGCGATATTTCTGTGCTAATACTTCAATAATCATAATATAATAAATTTATTTAACTATATAATTACCATTTTCAGAAATAAAATCAATTTTTATAGCAGGATAAGAACCACCCCATATATTAATCTCTCGCTCTTTCAAAATTTTTCCAAGTGAATTAATCTTAAAACATGAGAATTCCATTTCCATTCGGATATTACTAAGATCGAGAGTAGAAAAATTAGGTTTATTAAGAATTGTTCTAAATATTTGTTTAACATTCTCTAGAAAACCAATCTTAAGTAATTCTTTGGCATAATATTCAGCTGAAGATTGATTATCAAATACTTCATCCGGAATTTCAAAAGATCTAATTTTTCGAAGCATTGAAATTACTTGACTTTTAGAAATTATATCATTGGTTGATAATTTCTCAGTACATTCATGGATTATGCTATCAATATCCTCAATAGATTTATCCACTACTATTCCTGTTACTTGTTTTGTTACCATAATTTATTTTGTTAATATTATACATCATATATAAGAATCTCAAGGGAGAAAGAAAAAAGAGAGGGAAATTAAATCCCCTCTTTATCATATAGTACTTTAAATCCAATATAATGAGACCTTGGAACAAATACATCTCCTACTAAAGGTATAAATCCAATCTCTCCAGTAATTTCATCTATATCTTTTGACTGTCTTCCTTTCTCTATATATAAGGTAGAACAATTAAAATCAAACTCCTTAAGAACTTTTCCACTTTTTGAATAAGCTGTAATCTTAATTAGCTTTTTATTTTTCTTCGTAATAAATCTACCAATCATTTTCGAAATTTTCTCAGTTCCTTGAATAGATATTAATCTAAGGTTATTTTCTCCTGGTTTAATTGTCTTTGAATTTATCTGAGTTAGTGTTGTATATAAACTAAGACCACTCATTTCTGGTTTAAAATTACTAGTTTCGAATAATTCATTTAATTCTGCTGCTTCTTCTTTTGTTAATTTTTTCATAATCTTTATTTTTATTTATTCTTTTCATTAATAAGGCTTTCACGGGAAAAATAAAGAGCCTCAATCCAATGTTTCCAAAGGATTAAGACTATCTTTTTTATTTACTATTTCTACTCTATGTGGCATCCAAAATTTCAAAGAATCAATCTCTTCATGGTGCAGTAAGAAATCAATTCTATTTGTATGCTTAGAACCCATAAGATCTTTTACTATCCATTCACCATTTAAACCTGGACATTTCTTAGACTGGATTAGAACTGTATCTCCAAAGTTAAATTTCCCACTCCTTCTGAGATCTCTAGAGACTGCAATCCATCTATGTTCACCTGTTTTAACTTTTTCAGGATGAACTTTACTTCCATCTGCTGTAATGCTTCCCGATCTAGCATAATAAAATGTAGCTAATGGAGTAGAATCTAAGTCCTTGGAGGGGCTATAAACACTCCAACCAAGGACTAGAACTATTATGATAATTAATCTACGCGAATTTCTTTTCTATTAAAACTTTCCCATTCAAGCTTTTTCAATGCTCGATTCAATTCAGAAAGTTTACCCTTTGTAATAGACCATCTATCGGTAGGATAGTCTAAAGATTCAAGATTTACTGGAAGAGGATTTTTCATATTCGGATCTGTATTACTATATAATCCGACCGGTTCAATCCAAACTTCCTCTTTTCCTTTTTCACCACAAAGTTTAAATACTGCATAAGTCTTAGCAGTCCAGAGAATATCAACATAATTTCCAGGATACAATTTATAATACTTCCATCTCATTGTATCTCTAAGACCAATAATTACTGATTTCTGGATATTATTACCATTCTCCATTTCAATCAACGGAAATCCAGGAAAACCATTATCAATTACTGGTTTATCTCTCCACAGAATTCCTTGCAAGAACTCAACTGCCTTTTCTTCAAGACCTTCACGACTACCAAGACACATAGAAATAACATCTAAATGTTCACGAATAGCTTTTTTCTTTTGACTATCACAGAATTCTTTTGGATTTCCAATTTTTGTTCTTTCACTAATCTTTTCCAATGATATATATGGAATAAGATCTGGACTTAAACTAGGACTCACAATTCTGTACAGATAGTATGATGGATCTTCGACTAGTTTGTTATTACTCAAAAAAATCGGATAAATATTACCGATCATACTGTTTGTTACGTTGTACTTAATCATTTCTTTTTTGATTTCTTTTTGTTATTACTACTATTTTTGTTATCACTATTTTCTATAAGAGATAATCTAGTAACAATCCGTCCTTTTGTTAAATCATAAGGACTTACTTCAATTTTCACTTTATCTCCTGCTAGAATTCTTATATAATTTTTTCTAATTTTACCTGATATAGTACATAATACTTGATGCTCCATAGAATCTAATTCTACTGAAAACATAGAATTCCCGAGCTCTTCAACAACTTCTCCTGTAAATGATAAATTCTCTTGCTTAGCCATATCACTCTAATACTCCTTCTTTATCAATTAACACTTGAAGATTCCAAAATTTACTTGATATAATTTCATTTACAATAACTTCTGGAATATTTTTAATACCTCCATAGTACTTAATCAAGTCTAAAATATCTACTTCAATTGTTGTATATATTTTCGGAGATTTTTTAGTACCGGTATTAGTATCATAAAAAGTTCTTACACCTAATCCAAAATTATTTCTAGCGTTTTCTATCAAATCTTTAATATCCAATAATAAATTAGGTGTAGCAGAGAATAAATCAGATAATTTAACTACCTCTAGAGTATAATTTGTTGATTTAATTCTTTGTCTACTAATCTTTCTGGAAGCATCTGTAAAGTGATTTTTAAAATAAATACTTCCTAAAGATACATAATTCTCAATTCCAGATAGTATTAAACTTTCTGGATTACCTTGACTTACTACCTCTACTGCTATTTCATTTATATTTATTCCAAGATCTATAAAGAGTTTTCTGTAATACAAATTTCTCATTGCATTTCCATCTTTAAAATCTTGATAAAATCTCCTTACTAAGTTTTCTGCATTCTTATCATTATTATTTCCTTCACCAATATAAATGTCTTCTCTATTCTTATTCAAATCCCAAGAACATAATACAACTTCATGTAACATATTCTTAATCATTTCAGAAACAGATTCAGGAATAAGATCTGCATAAGAATCTGATTCACTTGATTTCAATGAAAGAATATCAAGAATATATTTAGGATTTGAATAACTAGAAAATCCATAATCTGAAGTAATTGTATATTCCTTCATTGAATTATCAAAGATATATTTTTGATAATCTTTCAGACAAGTTATATCATTCTCCAAAACATTTCCAGAATCTACAGCGCTTGGAAGAGAGTACATAATCTGAATATCTTCCGGTCCAGAACCAATTTTTCTGGTTTTTAGAATGTCAGAGATTTTTTTCTCATCTCCAAGTTCAGAAACATATAGATACGCTGGAACCATTGAAGAATCTCCAAGAAAATCAGAATTTAACTCGTTCTTTTTTCTACTCTTAAATTCTCCAAGATAATAATACGTATTTGTTAATGTATCATATCTTCCACCAGGAATCCACTTCTTTACTTTTTTATTTAAAGTACAATTCACTCTACGCTTCATCTCTTCGAAAGCACTTTTATATTCCGCCATTTCAGGTGTCATAAAATAAACACTTTCTTGAGAATCTTCTGAAAATACTGCTTCAAATACTGTGTCTCCAAAATTAGCTTTATCACTCTTAACCTGAGTAATTATATTGCCAATCATAGGAACTCCAAAAGCTGTCCGATACATATTACAAACTAAGTAATATTGTTCTGGATCAGGAAATTCATCACACTTTACATAAACACTAAGATCATTAGATACTTTTAATTTAAATGAATTAGATTCAATAATCACTTCATCAAAAGCAGATTCGATATTCTTTTGTACTGCCGCTTTATAAGACTTTTTTTCAGGAGAGGCTAAAAAAACACGCTTCCCTGCTGAAACTGATAAGTCACACGGAAAATAAGCTATCAAATCACTTGTTAATCTCCAAGAATTTTTCTTCATAATTTTTCTCTTTTACTCAATTGTAAACTTAATTTTTTTCTTAACATTATTGAATTTTATACAAGATCCTCCAAGATAATCATGAATCCTGTATATCTCATTAATAAGATTTTCGTTTGCTCCTATCAGCGTTTTTGGATCTACAAGAACAACTGATGCAGTAGTAAACCTTCTTTTTGCTGTATCAGGATCAATTAATTCTGTACAAGAAAATAAATGTCCGTCTGTTGCTATTACTGCATCATATAATTCTGGAATCTTAGAACACTCATAATTAAACCTAGCTTCTATGTATTGTTCAAAGCTAACACATCTCTCTCGCTCAGCATATGGAGTTCTCTTAACACTGACATAATCTTTCTCATAATAACTAAGAGTACTATTAACTCTTGCTATCAGTTCTTTGATAATTTCTTCCGTTTTCATTTAATATAATTGCAATTAAATCTTCAATTAGTTGTAATTTAGGTTTATCTGATAACATTATCTCTGATTTCTCTGGAAATGCTAAATATGTACTTTTCCAATAAGCATCTGGATCTTCAAGATTATTAGTTAACGAAAAATCCATTGAATCTTCAGGAAAATCAGAATTAATCAACCTATATTTCCCAGAAGTATACACAATTTCAGAAGTACTTCTATCAAGAAGACATTGAAAGTTCCCTATTTTAAAAGTATTCAAAATATAATCTTGCTTATGTTCAGAGGGTTTCAGTTCTTTTATTAAACTTACCTTCCAATTACTTAATGTTGTTTCTGAAGCTAAAATTTTATTATATAAGTCATCTGAATTTTTATACATTCCTGGAATTAATAATACTTCGAGGGAAGGAATATATACAAAAACTTTATTTTCCTCTTCCAAAAGAAAATATATACATGAAGACTCTGAGATACTAAGAAACTTACTCCATCTCTCTTCAGGAAATACTACTTTAGAATATTTTACATAGTCTTTATAAATTTCCTTTCCAAGAATTTTATAATATCTACTCTTTGTTATTAACTTTATCATTTTTATAAGTATTAAAAAATTCTAAAATTTTCATATCATTCCAAGAAACTCTAAATGAATCTCTAGAAGTAGGTGCAAATATTTCTGAAACTGCGTCAACGTACATAGTATGAGTAAATTCATCTCCCATATACATTCTCTTCCAATCAGCCTCTGTTATACAATCACGTACTCCAAGCTGTTCTATCGCTAAATTATCAAATCCTATAGTAGCTGATAGATTATTTTGTCGAGTATACAAAATTCTCTTTAAAGTCTTTTCCCACTCCTTAAGATCATACTTGGGTGGATTGCCGAGAGCTCTTCCCCAATTTTTATAACCAAGAATTAATACTTGTCTTCCAGACGTTATCAGTTCTTGGAGATCTTCTGGGGGAAATATTCCGGCAATGATATGATATACTTTTGTTTTAAAATATGTAGTATATTCGTCTTCTAAAGTATTTATTAACTTTTTATCAAACCTATCAATACTTACTCCAAATACTTTTACCATATCAAGTTTATCATGAAATTTCTTACGCTTCTCTTCAGTATTTAGAGACCTAGAATTTATGGTAAGTCTTGGAACAAATCCATTATCATCTGCCCACTTACATAAAACAGCACAATCATCTATAACAGAATCTTCAGTTACATCTCCACCTCCAATAGCTAATTCTATTCCAACTTTAGGAAGCTGAGATAAAACATCAATAGTTTTCTGTAGGTCAAAAGACTTTCCTTCAGAGATACTAGATTCATGACAAAATGGACATCCTATAGAACACTTATTTGTTATTTTCAAGTCTATAGAATCAGGAAACTTTGAAATAAGCTCCTCTCCTCTTCTTAATGCTCGATAAGTTTTTGTACCTGATAAATTATTAAGAGTAACATAATAATTTCCGTTTATATAAGAATATTCATCTGTTATCATAGTACTTTTCCGAACTCTTTTGTCATTACTGTATATGGTAAACTAATCCAATGAGATCCCCAAGTCTGAGTATCTTTTATTAACTCTTTAAAGATTTCATTTTCATTTGTAGAAAGTGAGTATAGTAAGGTTGATTTTTGTTTTTTACCATCACCTTTTATTATTGTTTTATTTATAATCTCTTTTTCCAGACTTTCACTAATCCAATATAATTTTCTATCACTAAGAGAAATAGGTCTAAAAGTAAGCTGATTATCACTATGAAATCCTCTCCACTTTTCCATTCCAAGATTTTTTTCAAATTTTTTGGTTTTGATATTATAAACTATATCTGAAATTAAAGATTCGTTTTTCAGATAATTCTCTATATCACAACCTACTGATTTATTATATTCAAAATCAACTCTACCTATATCTCCTCCATAATCAACGCTAACGATAATTTCTGGGTCATCAGTTTCTTCTTCATAGAAACCCTCTGGAGCATCTGAATTATCATTTCCTAAATATAGCCAAGATCTTGAATTAAATATAAAATTCTTAATTGATCTAGCTGATTCCATAATTTCAGGAAATATATCAGAACTATTATGATCTATCTCAGGAGCACCAGAATCCCAGTAATAATCCTCATCCTCTTCAACAACATCATCATTTGACCTGTTTTCTTCCCAGTCAAATACTATATCCTTTGCTCCAGTATATCCTAGGACAATTTCTTTTAAGAGTTTTACTTTCTTCCGATTACTCTTATATTTCCAAATTATACCACATACATACTGAAGTTTAGTCATTGGATCATTATATTTTTCATACTCCCAACCAAATGATTCAGATCTTCTAGGAACATGTATAACTCCCTCTGAATCCATAGGAAGTGTATCAACCAATGAATTAGGATCAACACAGATTACTACAGAGTGAGACGAACTACTATTAGTCTCAGGTAGATTTTTTCTAATTACTTGTTTTATTCTTTTCATAATAAAAATATTTCATAATCATTTATAAGGAAAATAGGCTCTTCTTCAAAGCCTTATTAGTGTATAAATTAAAATTTAAAAGAAGATGAAAAAAGAAAAATGGATTACAAGAACTGATGCTGCAAAGTTAGCAAAAGTAAGTACACAAACTATTACAAACTGGGGTAAATCTGGTTTAATTACTATCAGAGTTATTAAAAATATGACATATGTAGATAAGAAAACTCTGATTGATTTATTGGAAAGCAGTTTATCTAAAAAGACAACTGATTTAGGAGAATTAGAACGCCAGCTAGATGAAAAGATCGAAAAAATGAAAAAAGAGATCAAAGAAGTAGAAGATGTTACAAGAATTATAAGAATTGGATATAGAAGATACTCACACTGCAAAGAATTAATTATTGCATCTTTAATAGACAAT